GATTGAGAGTAGTGTCTACCCTCTCTGATAGAATCTGACGTACCTTTTTTTCTAGGTCTAACATTCAAACACTCCATATAAATTACATACTTATTTATATAACAAGTGATTTAGATTGTCAACCCTTAACAGTCAAAAAAGCAGGCATAGGGTGTTCACCAAACGGTTTATTCTTGTTTAAGTGGTAACAAACTCTAGATGCATCTTCTTCAAACTGAAAATCTTGCACGACTCTTCGTGATGGAAGTTCGATGACTTCCCATAGTTTTGTCTCAAGGTTTACGTCAGTGAAGTACTTTATTTGTTCCTTCTTTCTATACCTTGAGGTCAGAGAATTTTTCATATCCTTTGCTCTTTCCAGCAAACGGTGTGTTATCGAATACATTTTCATCTTGTCCACTATCAACTAAATCTCCCTGTGCTTCTTGTTCACAATCATACAGACGCATCTTTGCTCTGTCTATTCCCAATACAAATCTCTTATTCATAGTAGGGTCATTGTATCGGTTCTTCAATTGTTTGACCACAATCTGATTGAGGTCTTCTAGTTCCTCTGTCGAGATTAGTGCAAACATTAGGTCGGCCGTTGCAGGCAAACCAAAACTTTCTGAAGTGTCTTCTAGTCCAATGTCTGTGGAAGTGAACCCTGTTCGTGTTGTCTGGGTTGCAGACATGATGGGTACATTCGTTTCCACTGCAAGTCCTCTTAGTTCTTCTGCAATCGACTTGATATAGAAGTAAGAGCCTACATTTGCATTTCCTTTGAATCGTGAAGATGCACATATATTTAGATAATCAATAAAAATAATGTCTGGTCTGAAACTACGTTTTAGTGCGAGTTCCTTGATAAGACTTCTGAAATGTCCAACGTGTGCTGACGCAGTTGGGTATTCCTTAATAATCAACTTTCCGTTTGTCTTTTTTTGTATCTTGGATAACTGTGTTTCAAACATCTTCTTTGGAAGAGAATGCAAGTCATCCATTGTAACATTCATTAGATTCGCATCAATACGTTCTGCAATACGTTCTTCTGCCATCTCCATTGTGATGTACAGAACATTCTTACCTTGCATAAGTGTTGATGACGCAACATGACACATGAACAACGACTTACCAACACCAGTTCCGGCCAGTGCGATATTCAATGTCTTTTGTGGTAATCCACCTTTAGTAATCTTGTTGAAATAATCTAGGTCAAACGCAATCTTCTCTTCTTTCTTGTGATAGAAGTCAAATCGTTCTGAACCATCTTCAACGTAGTCGTGACCAATATTAGTATCAAATGATACTGCAAGTGCCTCAGATAGAATGGATGGGATTGCTTCTGGTGTTCTCTCCTTATCCTTTCCATCAATAATTCCTATTCCTTCAACAACCGCATTGTAGATTGCTTTGTCTTTGCAAAACTTTTCTGTGGTATCAAGTAACCATTGCGTGTCAACATCTGTCTTTTCAAGCGAAGCAATGATACCCACGATTTTCTTATACTCATCATCATTGACATCCTTTCGATTGTCGAGTTCGATAGTGAGAGCTTCCTGTGTCGGAATTGCATTGTACTTTTCAGTGAACTTCGTAATCTCTTCAAAGATTACACGTTCATTCTTATCTGCATAATATTCTGGTTTGATAAATGGGATTACTTTCCTTGCGTAATCCTCATCCCAAATCAGATTAGTTAGTGTGGTTCTCTCTATCGTCTGCATCGACATATTGTAAACTACCCTCGTTTAATTGTTCCATAATAATATGCTGAAGAATGTCTCCAGCAAGTTCAAAAAAATCATCACCAAAAAAGTCTTTTGGTAAGTCATTAGAATCTAACATATCCCATTCAAAATGTAAAGTAGCTTTGTCAGTTTTTTTATCCTCTGAAACATCTACTTTACCATAGCGATATACAACACCTTGGTACTTTCCTGCCTTCTCAGTCAGTCCAATACCTGTCCATTTCTGGTCTTTGTTTTCTACATATTTGAAGTAATCGCCCATGTCCTTCATTAGATAATAACCTTACCTTGTGCTGGAACGGCAAGGCCTGTTACTGCCTCCGTGTATGCAGCACTAAATTCTGGATTAGTTTCTGTTAGAATAACAACTCCACCAGCATAAAACATTCCCTGTTTTGGATTTTCTGTACCTGTCATACAGATACCCCTTGCGAAACCTACTTTGCCGTCTGGGGTATTTACCAACATTCTTGGATTCTCAAGTGTAATGTTTCCATTATTCTCATGCATAAATTTGCCAATGTACTCACCAGCAAGTGTTACTAGTGATACTACTTTACCGTTTACCATAATTTCTCCTTAAACATAATGAAGGTAACTTCCAATTATATATTTGGATTTGTCACCTGTTACTTTTCGGCCTGCGTGAAGATGTGTCCACATTGGTGGGAACATCAACATTCTACCTGCCTTCGGTGTTACAGAAATATCCCTCTGGGGGAAATCTGTTTCACCACCTTCTGGTTCATTGAGGTATAGAAAAAATACCAAGAACCGTCTTGCAGATGCATAGTTTCCTACATCTACATGGTCATGAAATTCATCAACACCATTTGGTTCGTATCGTTTCATGCGATACATTTCATAAGCATATTGTTCTGGGAACATCTTGTTAGTTACATCACAATCTTCCATGTATCTGTCGATACAACTATTGAAGGCGTACTGCAAGTTATCTTGATATGGTTTCCAGTTCTTATACTGTTGCAATGTAATTTGAGTAAAAGAACGATGACCCTTTAGTGTTTGTTTATCAAACTGGTCTTCGTTCTTTTCAAACTCCTCAATCATGTGGTCACACATGAGTTGTGGAATCACATCATCATAGACACGAATGTAGTTTTCATTCAGATTCTTGAACTGCATCTTCAACTTCCACTTCTTGATGATTACCGTACTTGAATTCTTTCTGTGCAAATTCGTCAAGTTGACGCATTACATCTTCAGTATAGAATTTTTCTGGGTCATTATTGATTGTCTTACCGAATGTCTTTGTGCCATCTGGTAGTTCAATACGAGTGGAAACTGATTTAAAGATACCTGCCTTGAGAGCAAGTTCAAGTAGACCATAGTACCTATCCAATCCACGTTCATACATCAGACGTACATCAACCATCTTGTTTTCGATAGTCAAACGTGACTTCTGATTTTTACAGTGAATGATATTACCAACAACTTCAGTACCGTCTTTCTCTTTCTTCTTTGAAAGATACACGATTGAAGATGCGGCATACTTCAGACCAGAACCACCACCCATTTCTTTTGTTGGGAACATAGAACCTACAACGTCATATGTATGGTTGGTAACAATCATTGGTACTTTTGCCTTACCAAGTTTCAAGGTCAATACTCTAAATGCGGCCTTGAGAACTTGGGCCCGTGTCATATCTCTGGTTTCCTTACCTTCGGCAGTATCATCAACCTCTTTTGTAGTTGACAACATACCAAGTGAATCAAGACATAACATAATTGGTTGTCTGTTTGCTTCATCTTGTCTTAGGTAATCATCCAGTACACGAATTGCCTGTGTTCTAAACTCTTGTACAGTTGTTACTGGTAGAATGACCATACGTTCTGGGTCAATACCCCTATCAACAACCATTTGTTTAGTGATTGCACTTTCTGATTCAAAGTACAAAACACCAGCGTTTGGATTTGCATCCAAGAACGACTTCACCATTCCCATCACGAAAAATGTTTTACCTGTTGCACTTTCACCAGCAACAGCAGTAATCTTGTTCGCAGGCAATCCACCATAGATTGACCCACTCAGTAACGCATTAAAGATATATGAACCAGTGTCAATAAAGTTATCAACGTCACCAGCCTCTACACCCTCAGATACGAGTGCGGCGTATTCGTTGCCCGCCGTCTTAGCAATGTTTTTCAAAAATTCCATAGTTATATATCACCATCCTTTCGATTTTCAGAGAGATACGCATCAAAACCGCCTGGGTATCTTGCCTCCAACTTTTCGATATTTGTTTCAATCACATCATCTATAGTAATATCTAGTGCGATACAAGCCTGGGCTATGTACCACATGATATCTCCTAATTCTCGTTTTGCATGGTATTGTGCATCTTCATCAAAGGGTTTACCTTGGAAGAAACACTTCTTCACAATCTCTGCGAACTCACCACCTTCGGCCGTAATACCGATTGCGGCAGTCAGAATCCTTTCTGGTTGAACACCATGTTCTTCAACAACCTCACAAGACTCAGTGAAGTACTCAGCATCTTTTGATGCTTGACTAGTCACCTCATCCACGAATTCTGCATACTTATTAAAATCAACAGTCATAATTTACCTCACTTTACTGCAATTGCACCCACGAACATATGGTTACGCCAAAACGGTTGAACGTCCTTGAACCCAGCATTATATATCATGTCTGTAAGTTCGTTCCATGTATTTGGTTTCATCATATGTCTAAGAGTTCGTTCTTTGTTCATAATATCTTCAGTGTCAAATGACTTTCTTTTATAGTCATAATAATTGAATGTCAACATATCTTGAAAAGTTGCATTCTCACAGATTGTTTTCTCAGAGAAGATAAACGCACCACCACAGTTCAAACCGTGATAGATATTTTTAATAACTTGTTTCCTATCTCTCTTGGGCATAAACTGTAAAGTAAAGATAGAAGTAACAAGAGATGCATTATGAATTTCTGTATCTCTAATATCTTCATGTTCAAAGTACACCCAAGCGTTTGGGTCAAACTTATAAATTACATCTTCACGTTTTACAAGGTCATCTTGAAACCCATCTGCAATCTCAATACCGTACCAACTTGCATCAGTACAATGGTCATAGTTGGCCTCGATTAGTCTTTGTGTCATCTTACCTGTAGAACAACCAAGGTCATACACGTTTGTATCGTT